CCTATTGCTAAGGCTATGAACACTCCAGTTCGAAAGTTCGTGAAAAGCGGTATAACCACGGCCCAGTTCAAGATCGCGGCTTCTAGGGGCATCAGTGCCGCACTATTGAGGCATCGCGTGGTTAACAAGCACATGAGCTTCGATTCCGCCATTCTGGTCCCGGTTAAGGTCTACGTACCCTTTGCAGAGAGGATGAAACATGCTTAGGGCCCCCTTCCCCTACTTTGGCGGCAAGCGTTCAATTGCACCTAAGGTCTGGGAATTACTAGGATCCCCTGGATACTATATCGAGCCCTTCTTTGGTTCAGGTGCTGTATTACTCAACAGACCTAATTTTGACGCTAGTAAACAAATAGAGTTAATTTGCGACCTTGATGGTTATGTGTGTAACGTCTGGAGAGCTCTTAAGGCTGATCCTGATAAAGTCGCTGAATATTGCGATTGGCCTATTAATCATGCTGACCTGATAGCCCGCAAGAAAAAACTTATCGAGGAGGAGCCAAATCTACTCGAGGCCCTTTGTAAGGACGATGAATACTTCAACCCCAAACTAGCCGGTTATTGGATCTGGGCATCGAGTTGCTGGATAGGAGCGGGGTTAACGTGTAAGGGAGTAGTACCGCATATGAACAGTTCGGGACAAGGTGTTCACGCCAAGGGCAAAATACCGAAATTGGATCGGTATGCCGGTGTTCACGCGAAGAGCAAAATACCGCATGTGAGCACTAGGGGAAAGGGTATTCACGCGAAGAGCAAAATACCGCATGTGGACACTACGGGAAAGGGTGTTGCTACTCTCAAGAATAACAATATCTACGAATGGTTTCAAAAACTTTCTGAGCGTCTACGCTACGTGCGTGTTGTCTGTGGTGATTGGTCTAGGGTATGTGGCGGCAACTGGCAAACAAGCCTCGGGATCTGTGGAATCTTCTTTGATCCTCCCTATAGTGGAGAAGACATGTCCGAGGTCTATCAGCACGATAGCTCTACTGTCGCAATCAAGGTTGCAGACTGGGCCCTTGAGCGGGGAAAGAGTCCTGAATACAGGATTGTCCTGGCTGGCTATTATGAAGAGCACGAGCGCCTTCTCAACGAAGGTTGGGGTGTTCATAGATGGACAAGACAAGGTGGATACGATAACATCGGTGGAACAAATGAGAGCCGTCACAAGGAAGCCCTATTCTATTCGCCTCACTGTATTCAGCCCATGAAGGATCAACAGAAGTATTTTGATATAGGTGAACCGATCCCTTTTCCAGTGATAGCCAAGGATCGAAGAGAGATGAACGAAAGATTCGGTTTTCCTCCGGATTCCCCCTTGACATCACCAGGATCTGTGGTAGACTAGGAGTAGCAAAGGAGAGCTGGGTCAATGACGCAAATGCCTTTCTCCCCCTCTCCCGAGGGGGCTTGCCCGCAGGTCCCTGACCCGGCTACTGCGGGCTCTTTTTTTAACTCAACATCCTTGATGCTTTGTCTCGCGCAGGGATGCGATGTGGACGCGCAGGGTAATTCAGGGAAGCGTCTTTAAAAAAGTCCCTGAGCCATACTCACTGTGACGGCGACGGCAATCAGAGCCTAGAAGCGCCTGATCGGGAGGAGGTCGAAGCGCGAAATGCGCAGGCCTTCCTTCTGTTCAGGCTCAAGCATTAAGCTAAACAACTTAGGATCTTTAGGATATTTCTTATCTTTTCTTTTTACCGTGCCATATGACACGCCATTTACGTGGTATCAGCAATATGGTCTGCAGACAAGGATGTGGGAATACCGCATTCTTGATTGATTTCTCTAGAAATGGGGGTATAATAGGGTAGAAAGGATGAAATACATGCCTTTTCAGAAGGGAAATAAGTGTGGTCAGCTTGCTTCAGATATGCAGAAATTCAGGCATGCTGCCCTAAAAGCGTGTACTCGCAAACAGGTGAAGGCTCTTTTCAAGAGATACTTTGCTTTAGCAATGGCTGGTGATGTGAATGCGGCCAAGCTTATTTTGCCTTATGTGTTAGGCAAGCCGCTTCAGGAAGTAAGTATTGGGATCCAGAACCTCAAACTTTACGATATCTGCATGCCTTTGGATGAACAGGGTCCATAGATGCCCATTGCTTGCGCTACAAAGGCCTACAGGGCCTACGGGAACCATCTTGATGCCTGGAAGTGTCGAGAACCCGAAATGCTTGTGGTGGGCCCTGCAGGCACAGGGAAGAGTAGACTTCTTTTAGAGCTCATGCAGTTCAGGGCAATGAAGTATTCTGGATCCAGATCGTTAATGGTCAGGAAGACCAGGAATTCACTTACTCAGTCAATCTTGCCTATCTACGAAAATAACGTTGCGCCTGAGAATGCCTTTTGGATACAGGGGGCAAGTAAGGCATCTAGAAGTTCATATTATTTACCTAACGGTAGCGAAATAGTATTAGCTGGATTGGATATGCCTGGAAGAATTCTCTCGAGTGAATACGACTTTATTTACGTATTCGAGGTTACTGAACCATCAGGTGTAGAAGAAAATGATTGGGAAATCCTGATAAGTCGATTAAGGTCACATGCTGCTCCATATACACAGATTTGTGCTGACGCTAATCCTTCAGGGCCTAATCACTGGATTAAACTTAGATGTGATCTAGGCAAGTGTAAACTGATTAATACAATTCACACCGATAATCCTTCGCTATCGCCTGAATATCTAGATAGGTTATCAAAGCTTTCAGGCCATCGTAGAGCTAGGCTTTATGAAGGATTGTGGGTAGCCGCTGAAGGCCTAGTCTATCCAGGGCTTCTTGAGCGATTCACTGAACACTCTGAACCTCCTAAGGGCTGTGATTATTATGGTGCGATCGACTTTGGCTTCAGAGATCATTTCGGTGTATTGCTATCCTGTTCATATTGGGCGGGTGATAGCCAGATCATCTATCTCTACAAGGAGCGCAAGGTAAAAGAATGTCCTCTTGCCGTTCACGTTGAGTGGATAAAGGCCAATGCGCACCCTGATACTATATTCTTCTGTGACTCTGAGAATCCTGAGGCTATTCATGAACTAAGAAAGCACGGTATCGCAGCCTATCCATCTATGAAGAATATCCTATTTGGAATAGAGAGCGTCAACGCATCTATAGAGGGCAATAGGTTGTTTATCTCCAATGAACTAGTCGAACTCAAGAAAGAGGCAGAGGGGTATCAGTACGATGGAACAAAAGAGAAGCCAGTCAAGAAGGATGATCACTTGATGGATCCGCTCAGATACCTTGTTGCTTCCATGCGCGAGAAGAGTTTACTAGCTCTAGGAGATAATCAGATGGTTGATGTAGCAATAACAGGGGGTCCATCTACAGGCAAAACTACGCTTGCCGCTACTTTGCCGGGGACCAAGAGGCACACTGATGATCTTGCTAATCAAGGCTGGTCAGAGTGTAGCGAGATGGTATCCGAATGGTTCGATGATAATATAGGTGGGATCATTGAAGGCGTTGCTATCCCTAGGGCATTAAGGAAGTGGTTACTGAAGCACAATAGCGATGATGTTAAGCCTTGTCGTCAGCTTATTATCTTACGCACGCCCAGGGAAGAGTTACTCCCTGGTCAGATAGCTATGGCTAAGGGAATGGATACAGTACTCAACGAGATCATGCCCGAGTTAATTAAGCGTGGCGTAGAAATTAAGGAGCAATAGATGGCTAAGAAACTCAAAGAACCCTTGTTAATTCTTCCGGAGATTAAAGATAAAAAACTTGACAACACAACTATTGAAGCTAGAATGTATATAGACTCAACCGGGAAGTCCTGGCCTTGGGTCTGTGATCAGAATCCACGTATGTGGCTAGGGTGGGAAGATGATGCGGAGGATGAAGCCTGATGCCATACGTTAACCAGACTGGATCTAGATCAGCGTGGGCAGATTTGTTAGGGGTTGTGGCGGCTCCGACTACTTATTCACTTCTCAAGGAATATCGAAGTCTTTGTGGAGCCTGTGCACAGCTAAACGCTCACGGTGTTTCCAATACGACTTTTACATTACGCAAAGGCGATGATCCTGAAGGGCCTGAAGTAAAGAGCCATCCTTTCCTTGAGACGCTGAAGAAGCCTAATCCATACATGGGGACCAAGCTTCTCTTTAAACATACACAGCTTTATCTGGAAATGTGTGGACGCGCTTATTGGCGAATAGTTCCTGGTGTACTGACTCCTGTAGTAGAGATCTACCCCCTTCAATCGCACTTGATGACTCAGGAAACTACAACGAATAATCAGGTCACTGGATGGAAATACGATAATCAAACCCTTTCTCTTGAGGAAGTGGTTCAGTTCTATAGCCCTGATCCGCTGAATCCTTATGGTAGTGGCAAGGGCCCTGCAGAGTTAGCTTGGGCTGAAATAGTTCTGATGGGCAACGACACCAGCATGATGAACGCTTTGCTGAAGAACGGTGGAGCTCCTGGTTATGTGATGTCTCCCAAAGATCAGCAAGGGGTAGTCAGTAAAACAATCATCGATCGCCTGTACGCGGTCTGGAATTCATTCAGGGGCAAGGGTGCTGGTAAACTACTAATCCCTGAAATCCCGGTTGATCTACAAACATTGGCTCAGAACTCCAAGGAATTCGAAGGCGCTGCAAGGCTTGAATTCCTGAAGTCGATAATTATGGCTTGCTTTAATATCCCCAGCGCACTGTTTAGTTCTGCAGGATCGAGGGCAGAACTGGATGCGGCCATGGTTCAGTGGTCAAGGCTAGCAATCGACCCTAGAACTACATTGCTAGAGGATGTGATTAACCGTAGAATTCTTTCGCTCTTTGAAGACGACGTTCATTTCTTCTTTGACGAGAACCTTTACGAGGATCAATCGGCGATGGATGGACAGGAAGGATTACCTAATCAACCTGCTCCATCAGGGAAGACCGTGATGAATCAAGGAGAGAAGAATGCCGAGTCTGATAAGACTTAAGTCTTTAGCCACGATGGAATACGATCCTCAGTCTAGGACTGATGTCAGCACGATCACTTCTAGATCCATTGATTCTCAGGGTGATATTGTTATCCCTGAGGGTCTTAATTGGGATAGGTTCTACGAGAATGGAAGCCCGGTTAACTACCAGCACTCTTCATTGAGGGTGGGGCATGCCTTGTGGATCAAGCCGAAGGGCGATAAGATAATTGCCAAGACTGCCTATGATCGCGCTCCCAAAGATTGGAATAGCTCTAAGCCTTGGGTCAGCGATCTAGTCTTTGAAGCAGTCTGTAAGGGCATATTATCCGGAAAGAGTATAACTCTACTCCCGGAAGAGGAGAGAGAGCCCACTGAAGAAGAGGCTAAACTAGGCGTCAAGAATGTCATCACCAAGGGTACGGTTGAAGAGTTCAGCGTCTGTAAGATGCCCGTTAATCCTGATGCCATTGTTGAAGAGATCCAGAAAGCGCTGGATAATTTTGTTGATCCTGAAGCTCTGATCAAAGCATCGGAGATGGATAAGCTCGCAGGGATG